GGGTAAAACTTGATGAACGCCGCCATTATCTCGCCCTTCCGCCTGAATCTTCGTTGACCTTGACCGTGCTGAAGCGCCTGGGCACCGGGTCAGTGATGCGAAACTCCACCAGCATTCCGGGGTCGTCGAACATGCCGCACCGCCGCCACTCTACGCGCGTGCGGTATTCGCCTTGCGCACCGATCGCTGTAGCCCGCCACTCCCCCCATGTCCTGCCAGCATCGCGCGAGGTGCGCATTTCGGCAACCGGGTTGTCATAGTCGCCGACAAGGTAGGGGGTTTCGCCAGAATTGACCGCTATGCGAATATTGTGCACCGTGAGCGCGCCGCCTGCCAACGGCGTGCCGGCGCGGAACCTTGCTTCCAATACACCGCCCGCGTCAACGTAGCCCGGCCCAAGCGTCCATAACTGGCCTGTGCCGTCATCGCCGAACAACCCGCCGGCAAAGCACTGCGCGCGCCAGTTCTCGCGGCCATAGCTCTGCCACTCGCACCATTGGCGGGATTGTGCGTCAAATAGCCACGTGCCTTGATCCAGCCGGATCGCTAGGAATTCATGGCCTTCGAACGTGAAGGCCCACGCGGCCCAAGTGGTGGAATCGGCAAGGCGCTCCTCGATTCCCGGCTCGGAAATGCCGTCCGCCGCGTTCGCTGCCGTGTAGACGCGAAGGCTTGGACGCACGCCGGGGATCGTTGGGCCGACAGTGCCTATCCATGCCGCCGTATTATCGAACTTCACCGCGCAGCCCGACGCCACAACGCCTTTCGGGAACACGCGCCCCTCGATCGGTGCGAACGGCGCGTCAGGATTTCCGGTTTTAGCCCAAAACTCCACCGTCTGCGATCCGAACAGGATTAGCGTGTCGTTGACCACCAGAGCATCACGCAGCGGGTCAGGCTCATTCTCGGCGCTTTCGTAGGACAGCGCATCCCAAGTCAGGCCGTCCAGCACGCCAGAGAAATAGATTTGCTGCGTATCGCGCCGGATCGCGAGGAAGTAGCCCGCCAGATCGACTAGCCGCGATACGTCCGCGTCATCGGGGAACACCACTTGGGTCAGCACGGCCCCATCGGTGCGGTAAATTGGCCCGCCCGCATTGATCAGCAGTTCGGTTTCGGATGCTGCGAACGACACCGGCCCGTCGCCGACGATATCGCCGAGCGCTAGGGTTTCTACGTACACGTCGTTACCCGACACCGTGACCGTAGCGCTGCCAACCACGCCATCCGCGCGATAGATGCCGCGAATAGGCCCGCTGCCGACTGGCTCACCGTATGCGACCAAGCCCGGACGCCCTTGCAGCACCGCGCCTTTCTCAGCGGACGGCGCGGCCTCCAGAAATAGGTTGACCACCGGCAACTCGGGCAAGTCGCCGCGCGTGCGGGAATATGCGGAAGTTCCGAACGCCAGATCAGCCATAATAGCGATCGTCCCACGGCCCCATGAAATAGCTTTCGGGGCGGTCCATATCCAGCAGCGTTTGATAGGTGCGGCCAGCTCGGGCAATCAGTTCCTGCGACAACTCAGCGCCGTAGGAATGCCCCATTCGCACAGCGAGATTCGTCCACACCGCCTCTTGCCAGTCGTCAGGCACATCAACGGTCTGGCCTGGGTCGGTGACGGTCTGGATGCCTTGAATGGAATCGACCAAAAGTGTCGTATCGACCGATGGGATTGGCCACAGGAACAACTCAGCCGTGCCGCGCTGCTGGCTGAAATAGAAGCACAGCGGCTGGCCTGTAACGGTCTTGTTCGGCACCTGCATGTAATCGGCACGCTGCCACATCTGCATCGGGCGCTGATACCCGGGGTCAACCTGCATCCGCACATCGGTGACGTTGCGGGTGGATGGGGCCAGCGCTACCGACGGATTGCCAGCCGGTGCGACAATCGTATCCTGCGCTTCACGCCACAGGCTATCCTCGGTCTGCCAGCTTTTCAGCATCCCGTTGAGCGCAAGGATGCCGTCGCTCATTTCCGAAGCGTCTGGCTGACCACCAGCGGGGATGACTTTGATTTCCCGAAGTGCCTGCGTCACGATATCGCGCGCGGTCAGTTCGAATGTGTAAACGCCGGATGTCGCCATGTTTAAAGCTCCTCCGGTTCGATGTCGTCTACGCCGGGAGTGATAAAGCGGTCAACCGGCTCGGGGCTGGCGTTCGGCTTGGGACGGCCCTCAGGTTTGTTGAGCGGGATGGGGCGCAAGTCCTCGGGGCGGCGATCCCAGCACGCATCACAGACGCGCTCGCCGGTCCATTCCTTGCGCAGATCGTTGAGATTGTACTTGAAGCCGCACCGCATGCAGAGGCCCTTGGGCTTTAAGCTCCACTGCATGGGTGCGGCTCCTTGTCGTTACGCGCCGGCGTTTCCGAAAACGCCGCGGAAATCCGCCCAGCCGGGGCTGTAGCGTTCCTGCGCCTTGTGCTTGAGGTTGCCGGTGTCGAAGTCGCCGTCCTCCGCGAACCGCAGCGCCTTGCGCTGGAAGCTCAGGAGGCCGTTATCGAGGTCGGTGGTGAGATACCAGGCGTCGGGGTCGTCCAGATACGGATTGACCACGACAGTCGGCGCCCAGCCCATCGCCTTGATGGCGTTCGGGTTGTTGTAGTACGTCGAGTTCGGCTGGCCGGTCGCGTTGAGCAGCCGGTAAGCGTTGAACGCCTCCGAAGGCCCAACGACCAGCGTCACCGCACGGCCCTGCAAGCGAAGCCCGCGCGTGTCCTTGAGGTTCATGATCTGAATCATGGCGTCCTCAAGCGAGGCTTCGCTCAAGTCGGCGGAAGTCAGCAGATTGCTCTGCGTCCCGCCGATGACAGGGTGCGCGTTCGAAAACAGTGCCACGCCGTCCGCACCAAGATACGCGCCGTTGAAGCCGCGATTCAGGATGTTGGCGTGAACCGTTTCCTTCGTCGCCCGCATCGAGCGAGCGAGCGCGCCGGCACGGCTGATGGCCTTGTCCTCGTAGAGGTTGTCATCGACTTCCTCTTCGGTGACGATAAAGCCGAGCGCGTAGTTGACGTGCGTGAAGCGCGAGGTCGGACCTTCGCCGGTCGTGTCGTAAGTCACGGACTGACCTTCGCCCTTGACGGACGCGAGGCCGAATCCCTGCTCTTCGACGACTTCTTCATAGGCCCGATCCGAAGACGGGCGGTCCTTGAAGATCTTCGACCAGATCGGATCGTATTCCTTGTACTTGGTGCCGAAGAAGGCCTTCACACCCGGAACCAGGAGCTTCGGGTGAACTGAACGAGTGATAAGCATGTCTCAGCCCTCCCTTAGATGCCGGTGGACGCGGCGTTCGGCGTCGTGGTCACATTGTTGAGACGAACCCGCCAAACGGCGTAATTGCCGATTTCGTTGCCGACAGTCTGCGCCAGACCGACGATACGGACCTGCAAGGCAGCCGTGGTCGCTTTGGTCGAGCTGTCCAGCATAGCAGCCGAACGGTTGCCCGTAGCAGTGCCGTACACGATAGCGGCGTTGAGGCCGATGTCGACTGCCGCCAGCGGCGCACCCGCCGCAGCCCCATCACCATCCTCCTGGATGTAGAACTCGGCCTCGGGGTTGTCCTCGACCATCACGAAGTACTCAGTGGAGGCAGGGCGGTAGCCAAGCCACTCCGTAGCGCCAGCGGGGCGGAAACCGACAGCGATGCCGGTGATTGCGTTGCCGCTGCCAGCCGTTGCGAGCGTGACATCCGAAGTACCAGCAGCCGAGCCGGTTCCAGTGACGACCACGGGGTCACCAAGCCGGATTACCGAGGCATCCGAAGCGGGTACGTGATACGTGTTGGCGCCGTCGTTGTAAGGCTGACTGGACGCGCTCCGAACCGGCTTGAAGCCGAACGGGCCATTTCCATTAGGCATGACAGAATCTCCTTAGCGGAGGCGGTTCTGAGACGCAGCCTCCTCGTATTGGAATTTTTCGGATAAGGTGTCGCCCTCGCCATCGCCGCGATCCTTGACTGCCCCACGAAGCATCTGCTTTTCGAGGTCTTTGCGGCGTGCCTCTTTCGGGGCGCGGTCGCTGTCATACCAGTCGCGGTACTTGACGTGCAGGATGTGGTCGGCGGGTTTGCCGTCCTTGTCTGTGGCCGGAACGCTGTCCACGCCTTCGACTGCATCCCAATCGTTGCGCTTGGCTACCAGCATCCTTGCGGGGCTGGAGGCAAACCAACGATAGACGTACTCGGATTCGGGGTACTTATCCTTCACCCAATCCGGAATAGCGAGCTTGAGGCTCGCTTCGTCCGTGTCACCAAGTTCGGGGCGTCGCCGCTCGCGCCGGCCCTCTTGGATAACGGTTTCCGCGCGAGGCGGACGCCCCCTCCGGGGCTGCTCATGCAGGTCAATCATTATTTCGAACCTTTGTCAAAGTAATTCGAGACGTATTCGTCCTGGGTCGTGTACTTCTTCGCCACCATGGCGCGGCACGCTTGCTGCGCCTCCGCCGGCATGTCGTTGAAGCCCTTCTTGCGCCCGCCCATGTCAGCGGTTCGGGCGCCCGGCGCGGAGACACTCGGCGCGGCCTTCACAGGCGTCGGCGCATATTCGGGGAAGCGCTTGTGCACGGCCTGCCTTGCCGCCTCGAGCTGCTCGGCAACCGTGCCGTTGCGCTGCGCGACCTGTTCCGCCGTGGCCGCTGCCAGCGCTTTGGCGACAGGATCGGTATTGAACCACGGATGATCGCGGACGAACTTGTCCACCTGCGGATCGGAGCCGGTCTGGCGCGGAACGTTGTGGGTCAGCTCGGCGATCTGCTGCACGGCTTGGGTTGCCGTCTTGAGGTCGCCGTCCTCCACCGCTTGGGCGTGGCGCTGCTCCCATTGGCGGCGCTCCTCGGTACGGGCGCGTTCAACGGCCTGATCCATGATCGTGGCCTGCGTGTGGGCCATGCGCTCGGTCGTGTCGCGCAGGCCCTTGACCTCCTTGTATAGGTCGCGGTTACGATCCAGGCCGAACGCGAGGAAGCCACCAGCGTCGCGCCAGTCTTCCTCGGGACCGTCGTATTCTTCCTTGGGTTTCCAGCCGCGTTCGCGGGCGAAATCCTCGACTGTGACAGGTCCGGTATTCTCCGGCGCTTCATCGATCGCTACGCCCGCATCCGGGGCTTCTTCTACGTCAGCCATATGGCCCTTTCTAGGTTTTGCGACCCGACTATCGGGTCAACGTCTAATTTCAGCCGCACGGGTCTGTGGGCCAGCCGTTGAGCAGGCCAATGGGATTGTAGACTGGCTGCGGAATATCCAGCACGTAAATCACGGTGCCGTTGAGCGTGATGGTCACACGCACAACCTTGGGATCAAGCGTATCGATGCATTCCACGGTGACAATCGGTTGCATTGGAACCTCCTTAGTCTGCGGAAAACCAGCCAGTAGCGGCGTATTCTATCGTCTTCGCGCTGTTCCCGAGCAGCGTCAAGTTCGACCCTAGCAGCCCCGTAATCGTGGAGGTGAAAATCCCCAACGAGCCGGTCATGATGATGCGCTGGCGTTGCCCGATATAGGCGTTGGTCGCTGACGGTGTGAACGTCACATTCCCCAGCAAGTTGCCGACACCGCGCAGGGTTGGCGGCGTCACCAGCGGGGTAATGGTGACGGACCCGGTTGTCGCTGCCGTCGTTCCGTTGAAGTCGGTACGCTGCGGGACCCAACGATAGTTCGCGCCATCGAAGCGGCACCGCATGATGTCGTCAACCGAGCCGTACAGGTCCGTTACGCGGGCGTAGTTGTTGAGATACGTAGCGCTCGCCGGATAGGTGCTAAGCAGCGCCACGACCGTGATAGGCGAGGTGTTCGTGCCGCCTACGTAGATGGAAGGGACGTTTTCCAGCGCGGAGATACGCGAGAAAACATCGCTGAAATCACGAAACCAGCCCATCTAGCCCTCCTGCGATTCCTCAAGCGCTGCCTTGCGCAGCTTTTCGATGTCCTCGCCGCGATCCGGTAGCATGGCAAGCATCGCATTAAAGCGCGCGTTGACCTCGTCGGCGACAGTCGGCGGGTTGAGCATGGCGTCTAATTCAGCTTCCGCCCGCGCCTTGCGTGCCGCCGCCGCCTCTTTCTCGCGCTGCTGCACTACGCGCGTTGCAGCGGCTTCCTGCTCACGCTCGATCCGCGCGTGATAGCCAGGCGTGCCGCTATATTCGGCGGTGATGCCCTTGCCGAGCGCGACGGCCTTTGCGTCCGCAGATTCCCGCGAAAACTCAGGCTCGCTTGGCAGATAATCTGCGCCATCGTCGAAGCTGCTCACGGTCGCGCCGGATTCATCCCACGCAAAACCTTTGCCGTTCTTATCGAGGAAGTGCCAAAGCGCCATGATCGTTGTCCTAAGCGAAATTCATGCTGAAAGCGGTGACCGCAGCCGCAGCTGCACCAGTGGTGCCTGCGGCGTCGGTGGTAAAGGCATAGGCCAGACCGCTGCCGAAATAGGTTTGCGCCCACGCCGAAGGGGTGGAGAATGCCGCGTTGGCCGGGATCGGGAACGTCAGGACGATGGCAGTGGTCCCGACAACCGGGGTGGTCGCGGTATCGTAGAACTGCAAGTACGTAATTGCCGCGCCGTTCTGGCCTGCTGCACCACCCAAGTCAGCGGCGCTCGCCTTTGCCACGGTAGGGCTACCCCCGGCTGCGGTCGAAACAATGCGGCTTTTACCGCTGTACTTGCGTTCACGGTCCCATGTCGCGCCGTTGAAGCGGTTACTGAAGCTCTGCACCGCCAGAGCGCGAGTAGTGGCAGCGATGCTGTCTACGCTGACCAACGCTGCGCCGACAAGGTTGCCCGCGCTATCCGCCAAGAAGGTAGCAGTCGCGCCGTTCAGGGATCCCCATGGTCGGGCCCATTGGCCGGCGGTGACTGCCGTTGGCGCGGTCGAGCTGCCGTATAGGGCCGTGGGCAGGATGCCGACCGATGTGGTAGAAGCCTGCGCAACAGCGCCCTGCACGTTCTGCGCGTTGGCGCCTGTGCCGCGCATCGCGACATACAGGCCCTTTTCAATCGAATTGTTCGTGCCGGGAGTGGCGCCGGTGGCATCGCTGTACGGGGCGTCTGCGGTGTTGCCTTGCGTTGCGTCCGCACCATTGGCGATCGTCGCTGCACCGCCGCCCCCACCACCTGATGTCTTGAGCGTGTTGATGCCGGTATCGGTATCCAGCGTGGAGGCCAGCTTGGCCCCGCCGAAATAAACGTGAGAATCAACCAACGCCATGATAGATGCCCTTCACGTTGTCGTCCTGAACCATGCGGTAATCTTCGCCGTCCATACCCTTTACGGTGGTTCCTGCATAGCGCCCAAAAACGATGCGGTCACCGGGTACGATGCCATAGCGGACATCATCCGCCACCGCCAGAACTTCGCCGGCCATGGATGCCTCGTGCGTGCGCTCCCGGATTTCGTCGGGCATAACGAGGCCCGACGCTTTTAGGCGGCTCTCGGTTTCGCTCATAGCGAGGCGCACGATCATGAACCCCGCGATCGGCTGGATGCCGCTCGGGTTGTCACTCGTCGCCGGGTTCGTCGCCATTCCACTCGCTCCAGTTTTCGTAGGTGTTTTCGATCATGTCCCCGAGCGCGTCATGTCGCGTGCGCAGCTCGATCAGCGCGACTGGCGAGACGACACCGTTTGGCGGCGCAGCATCCCATGACAAGCGTATCCATTCCGCCTTTTCCTGCGCCTGCGCGTTTCGGATGCCATCGAACACCCAGCGCGTTACGGGGTCGGCTAGCCAAGTATCGAAATCGTCGCGGGTCACGCGAAGTCCTCGATATGGAGTTCCTGTGCTGGAAGCGCGATACCGTCAACACGGTAGGGGCGAAGGCCTTGGCGGATTAATATTGAGAGTTTTTGCAATGGATCACTAGGCAAGCTTGCGTACAGTGGCAAACTAATGACATCGACCCGGGCAAAGAACGCCCTACGATTGCCAGACCGAAGCACTAAAGCATCTTGGTCTAGGTTTACCTCTACACTCCACGTCATGCCGCCATCTGCCCGACCTTATGCCCGCCCTGAAACGCTTCGGCGAGCGTCTGCAACTGCATCTGCTCGCGCTTGGCTTTCTCAGTCGCGGCGCGCTCCATGTCGAGCGCCGCGCCAGCTTCCGCCTTGTGCGCGTCGGCCACGTCCTTGGGGTTCGGCTGCTCGGGTGCGGGTGGCATTAGTAGTTCGTCAATGTCCTCCACGTCCGCCGCTTCCCATACACGACGGATGATCGCCTGCGGATTGACACCGGGAGCCGCAACGAACTGCATCAGGAACTGCGCGCGGGCAAGCGCCTGCATCCGAGTGACGGACGAAGGATCGGACACCGGGCGAATATCCATGTCCGATGCGCGGAAGTCGGCATCGAAGTCCGCTTCCGGATCGTCGAGGACGTTGCGATAGTCCTCCTTCACCGCGTCCGTCGCGTAACGGCCCATGTTGGTATAGAGCAGCGTGAACTCGGCTTTCAGCGCGCGATAGGTCCGCTTGTAGATAGCGGTGAACACCTGCAAGCCTTGCTCGATCAGCGCCAGAGTCGTGCCAACCTGCCCATTGTTCGATGCGTCGCCGGTGATCACGTCCTTGACCGAGGAGATATCCTTGGCCGCGCCGAGCATCATCTCCAGCACCTGGAACATGATCGGCGATGCTTGCGGGAACGTGCGCTCAACGATGCCGTTGCGCAGTTGGTCGCCGGTGGCATCGACGGTTTTGTACTCGCCGGGGAGGAAGCGGAGGTTGCCGCTACGACGTGAACCGGTGAGCCGCACGCCCGATGCCACGAAGCCGCCGCCAGCAACCGCAGCCGTACCAGCGTCGATCATCTGGTTGATGGCCGTGTTGATCACGCCGCCGATTTGCTTGAGCAGATGCCCCAGACCAATACCGTAGAACTTGCCCTCGGGGTGCGGGAAGAAGTCGTACTTCACGTAGAATTGATTCGGCTCGATCCGGAGCGCGCGTTCACCGTCGAACTTCACCGCGTCCACAGAGAAATTCGGCTCGATACGCAGCACCTGCGCCGTGTTGAAATCCACCGTCACGATGTACGGCTCGGGCAGGCCATCATCGTCCATGTCGAGCAACCGATGCTGCTCCAGCAACATGCGCGGGTTTTCGTCGTGCGTGGCGTCGATCCCCTCTTCGCCGGCATACAGATCCACGTCGCGGTAAAAGCCGTCGCGGATGCGCTCGATGATGTCGATCGGGAATACGTCGGGGATTTCCTCGGTCAGGCGCGGCGCGGTCTTGCAGCTCTTGGCGCCCTTGGGAGCGAGGAGGCGTAAAGCGGGGACCATCGCACTGCGCTGCATGTCGGCGCGGGAATCATAGAACACCTTGCGGAACACGCAGCCGACGATGGGGAGTTGCAGCAACAGCGCGTCGGTGTCCTCCTCCCAATCGTCCATGCGGTAGAACACGGTGGTGTTCATGTAGTCGCGGACGCGGGCAGCGCGCTTGGACTTCGCGCCCTGCTGCGGCCCCTCTTGCGGCGCTGGCGGCATTCCCGGCATGGCGGGCTGTTGCTGCTGTTGCTGGCCGCTGTCCTTGCCGATGACCTTCACCGACACGGCTTCATCGCCCTTGACGACCGCTGGGTAAGCGCGGGCATTGAACTGGAGCGCGCCGACTGTCAGCAGCGGGTATTTAATGTCGGCGGCGTTCGGCCAAGGATAGGTCTTGGTCTCGCCCTTGGCTTCCTGGCTCGCGGCCTTCAGCGCCTCCTTGACCGTCTCTTCCCACTCCGAGCGGTCGGTCTTGTCCTGATTGTAGCCGTCAACGACTTTGCGACCGATGTCGGTTAGGTCGCTATCGGACAGCATATGGCTGATGTCGCCAGCCATTTGTGCCAACGTGATCAGCTTGTCACGCGCCGACAGTTCCGCTGGTACGTCCTCGACGATTACGGCGGCGTCTTCGGGCAGCGCGAGTTCTTCCATCAATCGAAGCTCACCGAACCCTTGATGAAGGTCCGCTTGCCGTCGCTCGGGTAGGATAGCTTATCCTCGCCGACGACTTCGCGCATGCCGAGTTCCGCCTTGGCGCGCTCGATCATGGTGCGGACCGTCATTTCGGCCAGGCCCTGGTTGTGGAAGCCTGCGCCGCTCTTGCCGTCGAATGAAATTTTCATGGTTTAGCTCCGATATACCAACGGTCGTCTGCAACAGCTCGCCTCAGAAACCAGCCCCTGAAATTCACCGGATCGATTTCGGGCCGCAAAAGCCCTTGCATTGCAGCGGCGGCTTTCTCGAATGCGGCGTTGTCGAACTGCTTCATGCGTGTCCTCCTAGAGCTTGCCGGACTAGCCGTCTATCCCGTTGCGGATGACCAGCGTGATGTTCCAAGGGTTTTTCGGGTCCACGGTCCAACTCACAATCACCCAGCCTTCGGGCACGTTTTCCTCAAGCCACGGCTCAAGGTGCCATTGTGAAGTATTCACTTCTAATGTCCTAAACCGATCGCCCGACATTACGTCTAATACCCCGTGATAGAGGAACGCCCGCGCGTTTCGTGTTCGTCGTCCTCGTCGCCTCGGTCGTCGGTCGGCATCTCGAACGCCACGCACATCAACCCGAAGGAATCGGCACCATGTGAGGCCCAATCATGTTCCGGCCCTAGACCAATACCGCGCGCTTCGTCCTTCTTCTCGTGATACCAGCCCAACGCTTCAAGCCCTGCTTTGCACTTTTCCTCGTTGAAGTAAATATTAGCGAACAGGCGGCGCGCGGCATGAACCCGGAGCATCGCCGCACCCCTGCCCTGGTTCTTTATCACGGCCACTTCAAAGCCAGCAGCTCGCAGCGCGCTTTCATAGCTGACATCGTGCACCCGGTCGTTGGTCGAGCCATCGTGCGGCAGGACGCAGATCGCCTTGCCATAGCCATTTTCGCGCAGCCAGTTGACGTCGGCGGACAGCGGCTGGCCCACCGTCTCGCGGTAATCGATTACGCGGATATGCGGCCCGATGAACTGAGCAACCCATATCGTTCGAGCATCGGCGCGCAGGCCAGTCCCCCCGATGTCCCAAAACGTGAGGTAGCGCATCAACGGGTCTGGCTGGATTGGCCCGATGCGGCCCTTGGTCCGTGCCTCGCTCAAATTCTTGGCGAAGTACGCGCCTTCAACCACGGTGACGAAATCACCCTCCCAAATGTGGTCATAGCTGTCGGGGCGTTCGCGTTGGTCCTTCAACCGCTTGCGTTTAAGGATCTTCGGAAACCACGGGTTGTCGCGCCAGTTGAGTTCCACGATCTTCATCAGCGGATCATGTGCCTCGCGGAATCGCTTATGCGTCGCGCTGCGTTTGCTCTCCGGGTTCCACGTTATCCACAGCTCGCTGTCCTCTTCGCGCAGGGTCGGTATCAGCGTTGACCATGCCGTCTCGATTACCGGCTCGGCTTCATCGACCCAGGCCAGCTTGATGCGGGCCGTTGACTTGACGCTGGCGATGCTGCGATCGAGGCCAGCGAACACGTAGGATATACGCTTGTCGGCGGTGCGAATGTATTTCTCGCCGATGTCGAAATGCGGGGCCAGCCATTCCTGCGACCGGATCGCAGCCTTGATTTCCTCAAGCGAGCTGTCCGCCAGTGAGTTCATGTACTGGCGCCCGCACAGGATCACACCCTCTTCGCCAGCCTGCGCCCACATGTGCGCCCGTACCGCCGTCATCATCGCGAAGCTGCGGGTCTTGGCGCTTCCCCGGCCACCGTATGCGCCCCTAGTGTCGGCAGCGCCTGAGAACACCGGGATTAGCTTAGGGGGAAGCTCAACCCTCGCTATCGACAAGCTCTGGCGCCACTAGCTCGATGCGGGTGATGGTCTTTATGGGCCCGCCGTCCTCATCGCCCGACAGGACTTGCGACGCCTTGCCGTAGCCGCGATCAAGGATGGAATTGGCAGCGGCTACTCGGGCTTGGTCGCTCTCGCTGCTCCGCAGAACGCGCACAAGGCCATCTAGGGCCTCTTGGGTATATTCCCTGGCTAAGCCTTTGAGATCGGCTGTAGCCTTGTTCGGAGTGCCCGCTATGCGCCCGCCGGTCTTAACGCCCTTTGCCACGTCTAGCCTCGTCTACTTTCGACGCCACCCTAACCAACCATCCCATGCGTAAGGATGAAGAACGCCGCCACACAAGCCAGCCCCGCAGCAGTGAGGTTGAACCTGGACTGCACTGTGAAAGCATCGATCACGAACAGCACGAACGCGGCGACAAGGAGGATGAGGGCGATGGGCATGGTGCAGTTTCTACCCCCATTCCTGCCGCAAGGTCAAGATGGGACCGAGCGGCGGGTTGCCTGGTCAGATTGGGATGCCAGCCAAGAACGCTTCGAACTTGGCCGCTGCGGCGATAGTATCTTCCGTGCGCTCGGTCGCGCCATGCTGGGCAGCGAGTGCAAATTGCAGCGCCGTGGTGCGAAGTTCAGCCGCAAACCGCTCGGCCTGCTGCTTTTCATACGCCTCTTCGCGCGCACGCTGTTCCGCCTGCCACTGCGGATCGGGCTGCGCGCGAAGGATTGCGGCTAAACTCATTCCCATCGTTTCATCTTCCATCGTCATTCTCCTTCGGTTGAAACTTACTGATACCTCCCCTGCAACGCACTAACCGCCCGCTCCAGCCTCAGCACCCGTTCGCGCAGGTCGGCGTTCTCGCGCAGGGCTTGGTCGGCTTTGAGGTCAGGCGGATCATCCGAAAGAATGCCCCGGACAAAAGCTTCAAGCTTTTTAGCATCCCCATTTTCGATCTGGTCCGTCCACTCGCCTTCAGATATTTCACGGATGAATGCGAGGCATTTGAGAAACAGCGGGTCTTTCGCTTCCATCATCATTCTCCTTCAAAGTTCGGACCGAGCGGCGGAGGTATATCTAACTCAGCCTCCAAAACGTAGGGCGGCAAATTCTTCAACCAGTCATAGCGATCGTATAGCCCCGTCTCACGGTTGAGCCTGTGAGTGGGCAGCATGAACGGATTGAACCGCGTCAGAAACTCCAGGCTGAAGCAGCTAAGACCCATCGCCTCGCGCATATCGTACTGCGAAGCATCGTCCATTATCTCGTTCACCTCAACCCTCCCCACCCGCCACATCCTTAGCCAACCCAGCCTCAGCAACGAGCCGAATATCCTCAACTGAATGCCCCCGACCAATCAACACAAGGATTGCCTCAAGCGCGTTTCCCCGCCGCACATAGCGCTCGCGGTACTTGGCCTGATATCTGGCGTTGGGGGTCATGCTGCGAGAGCCTCCCTCATATGGATCGAAGCGAAAACTTGCTTGGAGAGCTTTTGATCAAAGGCAGCGCGGTCATATGAACCCATGCCTTGGACCTTCGCAATGGCCGCGCGGTCATCAGCAAGAACCGCCTTCATTGCAGTTTCCATGTCCATGCCTGGCACCATCTTGATGGCGACGCGGTTGAAGAACTTGATCTGCTGTTCAGTCATCATCTCAACTCCCTTGCTGTTGCCCCGTTCTTACGTGACGCCTTACGTGATGTCAACAGCCATGTGAGAATTTTATTCCGCCGCGCTCCCCATTCGGGCGGGTGCAGTTTGCCACACCTAACCCGCGCACTCTCAAATCCCCGCTCAATGCCTTGCCACACCACCCACCCTCTACGAGGGGAGGGTGGTGGTGTGGCAACATTTCGGCCATTCGATCCGCCACACTTGCCACACCTTGCCTCACTTACGATTTGAAGGTGAGGCAAGGTCATTTCGAAGCCCCTCTAACCGGCCTGCGATGCTTTTCGCACCGCTTCGTTTCGGGGAGAATATGCGACGTCATGCGCGTCGTAAATGGCTCCCCGCAGGTTTTGCACTCGACTTCCCACACGCCTAATCGGGTTTCCTCGCCGTCCCTGCGTGTGTAATCGGCGTACGCCAGCAGCGTCATTTTAGACGGCCCGACGCTTACTGCGAAGCCCGGCTCGGGCAAGGTCTCGATCCTGATCCTCATTCTGTCACCCAATTCCCTACCACGACGAATTTACGTTTCATGCGCTTGGCGTCCTCGCCTTCGACCACCTCCAGGACGCCGTTGCGCACCCATTCCTTGAGCATTCCTATGATGCGCTTTTTGTCGCGCTGGTCTTCCGCATCAAGCATCAATGCCTCCGCCACAGGATGTCCAACCCAAGCGCTCGCTTGCGGACTTTCGCGCCAGTTACCCGCCCCAACGGCCTTCTGCACCCGCATCAGGTGCGCCGTCGTGATGCCGTCGAACAAGTCCTTCGGCTTCCAAGGGCAGGCGACACCGACCGCATCGCCATTGTCCAGATCGACGTTGTTCATGCGATACCACGTGGTCGAACCCGGCGGCGCGAGGTTGGCCTTGTCGTTGTCGACGCGGAAGAAGAAACGGGCTTCGTCCTCGGCGACGCCAAGTTTCTCGGCTTCTTCCTTGGACATGCGGTTGAACACCATGACGGAGCGGGCCGCTCCGATCAGAGAGGATGCACCGCGCGCGGAATCGGCGTTGGCTTCGGCGCCATTCCCCTTGCGGACGTGATGCACCAGATTGATCGAGCAATCGCAGATGTCGGCGATGCGCGCCCATTCCTTCGCGACCATATCGATCGCCATGTTGTCGTTCTCGCTGACTGCATGGCTGGAGACGAACGGATCGATGCTGAGGACATCGATGCGCTTCTCACGCAGCTCGGCTATCAGGGCGTCGACCACCGGCCTGGCGATTGTCGCACCGTTCGGGGTTTCCTCGGCTATGACGCAGCGCTGATCCCGGCCTGAGTCCACATAGAGCCGGTCGCCAAGGTCTTTGGGCAGGATGTTGAACTGCTTGGCCGTGGCGTGGATACGGCGCTCGGTTTCTTCGTTCGGATCTTCGAGATTGTAAATCCAAACCCGGAGCGCGCCCTCATGCAGGGTTTGCCCGTAGAGGTCCTTGCCGGATGCCATAGCCAGCGCCTCGCCGATCTTGAGCGAGGATTTGCCGACGCCGCCGGCTGCCACGTCAACGGACAGGAACTTCCGCAGCAGGTGCCGTCCGTACAGCCATTTGCGGGGGGGTAGCTCGGATTCCGCACGCCATTGGAACGCGGTGGCGGTTAGCTTCGATACCGTGGGTGTACAGGCGGCGATCCAGTCGCCTTCTAGGTCAGGCTCGCGGTTGAAGTCGTCCGCACTATCCGGCGCACTCGGCGCGAACTGGATCACGTTGTCTGGCATATCGTCGCGCGCGGTCATTGGGCAGCGGTCTTGGATTTGGCAGCCCGTCGATCACGCTTCCGTTGCGCGTTAATGATAGCCGCCATATCCGAAGCGAGGGATGCGCGCTTTCGGGTTGTGCGCAGGTTGCCCCAGGCAAAATAAACCTCATCCTCGGTCAACGGCTTTCCGGCGACGGCAAAAATGCTCATCAACGTTTCGTCGAGGTCGATCGGACGGCCACCCATGCGAGGGCGCAGGCGTTTGTCACCATCCTTGATTCCCACCAATAGCGAGCCGCGAACGTCCATAACCGCGACATCATCGATCTTGTCTTTTTCGACGTGCCACAGCGAATTCCGGCCTTTCCGCGATTTTGCCACGATCCCCGCATCGTGCATCCGATTCAAAGTTCGAGACAGGGATTTAATTTGGCGGCACGCAAAGCACAGATAATAAGGCGCCGCCTCCAGCCCGCACAAAGGACACATGCCGTAGCTGATACGGTACTGGCGCTTCTCAGCCGCGCGCATTCCTGCCACGGCATCCGCGACACGCTGTTCAGTCGGCAAAAGAGGCTTGGGCGGCTTTGAACGCGGCTTGATAGGCACGCGCACTTGGGGTAAATCATTCATAGCGGAGGCAGCTCCTATGCCAAAGTCAGGGCGGGCCAGAGAGCGCGACACTCTCGGTCCGTCCGCCCGCCACCTTACCCCATTCACGAAGCGGCGCAAGGCGGGGTGTTTAGCGCTCGGTTAGGGTCACAGGCCTATTAATGAGGCGCGGATAGCCATACCAGCTTCGGTCAAGATACCATCATATGTCACCAACCCTCTCGCATACAACGCCTTGCCCGTTCCGGTCCCACCATCGTGATACCAACGGCCAAGCTCGCGGTATGCCCCAGCCAAAGCGTCCTGCATCGGCTTAGAAATACGTTGCATCCCCAACTCTCCCTAAAAACTCAATCCATCCGCGAAGCCCGCTCCATAGCGTTGGCGGCATCGATCGCAGCGTTGAGCGCGATAATCGTGAACATCATGCGCTTGGCGGATATCGGCGCATAGACCACAACCGATGCCTGGCGCGAGATCTGAAGCAGGTACGGATACGCCTCGTCACAACACCGCGACATCGCCGCACCCGCACGGTCGCGCAGTTCCGCCACCTTGACCCGCAATTCCATCTTGCCGTCGTTGGGGCAATGGATCGAGATAGCCGCCCGGTGCGCGCGTTCCTCGGGGGTGTATAGGGCTTCGGGCTGGATGTTGGCGGGGGCGTTCATGCGGCTAGGACAGTGGCGGCATAATCAGGCTCAATCGGCAGCACCATCGACGCGCGTTGGCTGGCTATCGTTTGCGGCGCGTCACCCCAAAAGAACTCGCCGCTGGAAACGATGAACGCATCGATCCGGCCTTCGTTGTTGCCATATTCGGTCTTCATGGCGAGCGTGTCGCCGCACCAGAACAGCCCAACCGGCGCATCAGCCAGATCGATAAGTTCGTCGGTCCAACGCCAGCCCGCGCCGTCGCATTCGCCGCACTGGCGTTGCGCATATTCTGGCGACTCGCTATGCAGATGATGCAGCGGTATGTCCCTGCGCTCGACCGTGCCTTCGCCTTCGCAGGCGTCACAGGTTCGCCGCCACTCGCCGGCACCCTCAACGGAGGTAGCCTTGTCGCGATGCTTCGCACAGAACGGCCCACCCGAAGGTGCCCGGCCCTGGCAATTAGTGATGATGCAAATAGCGCTCACAACCCCCTCCGATCCACAAAAGCCGCCTGCGCAGTCAGCAGCAAATACTCAACCGCCATCCCCATAGCCACGCCGCACCCCTCGACTTCGAAGCGCTCCAGCGTGCGCAACCCGATGCCCAGACGATCAGCCATTTCCGCGCGGGATAGGCCGAGGGTTTGGCGCGACTGGCGGAATTGGATGGGGGTCATGCGGTCGCTTTCTGATCTGGGGCTGTCCGCGCGATCGATAGCAATACATCGCGAAACGCTGGCGGGGTGGCGTTGCGCAGCTTGTCGCGAATGCCATGGGCGCTGACAGATGGGGTTCGGCCAGCGGCTATACGTCCCTTCGACGGCTGCACCATTGATGGAAGCTTGCGAGGATCGACGCCCCATTTAAGCATCGGCAACGCGGTTTTGGCTGCGTACAGCCATGTAGCCTTGCGCACACAATGGCCGTACGCGAATTGCTCGACACGGCATGTCCAACCTCCTTGCCAGTCTGCCGATACCCACCCGCCTTCACGCGGAGGTTTATTAAGTCCAAAGTAACCCCAGGCGCGAGAACCCTCGGGATGCTCGATAACGCCGCCAAATTTCCGGACAGCTTCAAGCGCATGCGCAAAGCATCCGCCATCATCTCCCAGCTTTTTGCGAACGCCAGTGCGAGCGATAACAAGCGGCGAGCCCATCCACATATCGCCCCACCGCTGGCAGGGCGGATGCGCCACAACAGGCCACGGCCCATCGTACAGGCGCGCGTCGCGGGCTTCATCCCATGGGTCAACGCCATCCAACCCGAAATAGCAGCCGTTCGTTTCGACGTAGAGCGCCGCGATCACAGCCGCCCACCCAAAACAGTGCCAGCCGCAACCCAGCCATTGGCGAGATACTCAGCCAACTCAGCCTCGGTTCCGCAGCCGATAACTACGCCGTCGATGTCAAGAAATTCGTAGACCATTTCCAGTGTCCTCCTGCCGGCCCGCTCGCCGATAAACCCCGTATCCGCCGAATCGGCGGCCCTGTCAAGCGATAATCGGCACAGGCGCCCCAACCTCGCGCAGCCATCGCATAGCGCCAGCCGCCGTCCTGCAAACCGCGACATGATGCCCGCGCAGATGCAGCCAGTTGAGCGTTTCGATCTGATTCGGCGTTGGCATTGCGGTGCCGTTTTTGAACTCGATATCCGCGTGCCCATTCGCCCATCGCGTGCCGGTATCAGGCCAGCCCGACGCCAGCCCTTCCCGCTTCACCTTGGCGCTTTCCCACCTGGATCGCTTGGCACCATTGGGCACCGCGTACACCCGGCAAGCGAGCGCTGTCCTGCGCATGGTGGCGATGAACTCGGCTTGTCGATCGTCCTCGCTCGCCGCGTCCTTATCGCGCGGCTCTACGTATATTGCCGGATGAAGCACCGGCTTGCGCAGGTCGTCGGTTTCGAGGGCGTCGAAGAAGGTCATGCGAATATGACGCACGCGGTGATGCAAATTGCGATTATGGCTATAAGCGCAAAGCACCCGAGCCATTGTTGAGTGTCATCCGTCATGCCAACCCCTCCCCCAAAACCCGAGCAAACCCATCCGCAGCCGAAAGTTCGCGAGAGGATGCAGCATCGGCATACACCCGCTCGATAACACCCCGACGCAACCGCGAGTAGGAACCCGCGTGCAGCGAATCGACCGACTTGCCAGCGAACGCAGCATCGGTGCAGCTCGCCAGCTCCATAACCAGCCGCGTTTCGATCTGCGCCAGCGTTTGTTGCGGCTCGGCGTGGTGTTGGGGTTTCATGCTGCTAGTTCCTGGTACTTTCGCAGGCCATAGATCACCGACGAATGATTGAGCTGCATTCGCTTGCCGATCATCATCACCGATGCGCCACGGTCCTGCATCGCTGCCATAACCATGCGGCGCGCCCGAACGATATTTGGCTCACGGCTTTCGCTTAGAAGCTTATCCATCGGCACGCCGGTTTCAGCGCTGACCCGTTCGTAGATGGCCGTAGCCGCTGCGAGGGAGAGGTATAGCTTGGGGCTGGTGTCGGTCATAGCGCAACCCCGTGCAGAAATGCCCATCGCCGGCCATTCACGATATGATGCAGGTTTGGTTTCGAGCATTGGGGAAAGCGGCGGTGCAGCGACGCCAACTGCTCGCCATCCGCATAGGCCGTGAGAATTTCACGTACCTGTGCTTCGGTCAGCTTGGCGCTGGAATGGGTTTCGCCTCGGCAGTTCATGGCCGCTTCACCATCGAAACAGCGCCGCGCAGATCGATCGCCCGTTGCGCCCGTTCTGCGGCCCACACTTCTTCCATCGTGCGGTGGCGATAGGGCCAGCGACCGGTTGCGGCTCGGGGTTGTTCGGGGGTCATGCTGTCACCTCAGCCATAATCGCCTTATATTTTTCCCAGTCACGCAGATGCTTCTCGGTCAGGCCGTGGCGATCCTTAAACAAGGCGCAGCGCTCGTTGCTCAAGCCGTCCTTCGAAACCGGAATAAGCATGTCGAGGATCACCTTGGCGGGGTGGGCGGCGTCGTTGCAGAACTCGTAGTTGTAGAGTGTGTGCGCATCGTCAATCGGGCAACCGCCGCCGTCCTTTGCCCAATGCGCGCACTTGAAGCAGTTGTCGGTTGCCCAGTATTCGAATGCCGTCATGTTGGGGAAGTAGCCCATCAGTCGTCCTCCCGATAAAGCTGCGCCGGATCGCGAAACATGCTCCGAATCACCCCCGACAGCAGGTGCTCGCGGAATACGAACAGCGCGGAGGCTGTGGCGCTGATGGCTAGGTATGCGAGGGCGTAGGTCATGCGGTCTGTGCCTCCGAAAGGAAATCGTTCGGCTTAACCTTGCCGCCCGTATGCATCTCGATCTTGCGCATCAGCTTCATGGAAGGGTCAAATTCCCGGCCGGCTGCGCGTGTGATTGTGGACACCGCGACATCGCATTTGGATGCGAGGGCGGATGCGGTCTGCCCTGGTTGGGCGAGATAATCTTTGAGGGCGCTATTTGGCCTGCCCTTCGCCTTGGCCTTTACGGCGACCGCTGGGCATTCGTTCGCAGCCGCGAGAACTTCGGCGTGCGGAGCAAACCATTCGCCATGAACACGATGCGCGGACAGAAAGTGGTGAAGCGTTTTTTCCACTTCAAACCCGCCCTCCCAAATCGCCAGAACCTCAACCGGGTAAGGCGAGGCACACTTGAGAGTCGCTATCCTGCGCGCGGGGTTGTGGGCGCATCCAATCTTCACCCTTCCGTCCGGTCCGCTCTGAATAAAATAGATCACGACGGCCTCTTATTCGAAAGGAAATCATCAGGCAGCTTGACCCGCCGTTTGCGCGCCAGCTCGCGAACCGCAATCCGTTTCGGCCATGCGATCCCGCGAAGTTTCCAGTTGGAAACGGCTGTCTGAGATACCCGGAGCTGCGTGGCCACTTCCGCGCTGTCGCCCAGGGCAACGATGATTTCTGCATCTGTCATGCGAGCATATAGGCACGGGATATTGAGGAGTCAATCACGCGGTGTGAAAATAATTATCACAAACTGTGTTGACACCCGCATCCGCATCGCCCAAACCAATGCCACACCGCCAGCCCCAATCCGGGAAGCTGGCAGGCGGGAGGACGGACGTGGTGGAAGTGAATATCACTGATGAACAGCGCGCTAATCTGGCGACACTCGCTGCGTATCTGCGCACGCTGCCGGCGGATTATCCTGACTTCGCGATGGACCAGTTCGTCCGGGGCGTAGGCGGATATGCTGATAGCAGGGCACGCCGTGCTGAGTGTGGGACGGCGGCTTGCGCGGCTGGTCACGGACCCATCGCAGGAATCGAACCACTGCAGGACGAAACGTGGTACACCTACACCGTCCGCGCTTTCGGCCGTAGCAGTTTCACTTGGTGTTTCGACGAAGATTGGGCACAAGTTGACAATTCCGCGCATGGCGCCGCCGCTCGCATTGAGTTCATGCTAGCTCATGGCATTCCCGAGAATGCCGACGAACAGCGCTTTGGCGAAGATCCCCTCTGCTACACCACGCAGGCCTCCCCATGCTGACCCCCACCAACCCGGAAACCGCAGGCGGGGCGGGCAAATGGACGCCGGGGCCTTGGCAGAACAATGGGATAGACCTCGTTGATGGAGGCCCCCGGTTTGGCGCGAGCCTGTTCACGACCCAGTGCGGTGCGCCGATCAGTGATTATGAGATGTATGCCAACGCCTGCTTAATTGCCTCTGCGCCAGACCTGTTCGAGGCGCTGGCGGATGCGGTCGCTTTGTTGGAAACGCATTACCCAAACCCTGCACCGAACGGACAGATAAACCGCGCGCGGGCCGCCATGAACAAGGCACGCGGACTGTGACCGCCCCCGAAACCATGCTGGCTTTGGCTGCGCGGTGTGAGGCTGCGAGCGGGGCGGATCGGAAGTTGGATGCGCTTATTTGCAACGCGACTCATGCCCACCCGGACGGATATGAAATGCGAGGTCCTTACTCAGACGGAGACATCATGTTCTTCGCAAAGGATGCCGCGCCAAACAACAAGCCCGTATTTTGGGCGCTGTCCTACACGTCCTCGCTCGACGCGGCGATGTCGCTGGTGCCGGAAGCGATGGTGACGATCAATCTCCGGTGCCGTGACGGCGTATGGGGTGCCGGCATGTTCAATGAACATTCGCTTGGGCAAGTGGGAAAGGGTTCGACGAAGACTCTCGCGATCCTTGCCGCCGCCCTCCGCGCAATCGCCTCGGTGCAGTCGTGACCGCGCCCAATCATCCCGAGCAGCCGGAAGGGGAGGGCTGGGTCACGTGGGCGGGTGGCAACATGCCTGTCGCGCCGGACACGCCGGTGCAGATCAGGCGCCGCTTTGAAAGCGAGTACGACAATACCCAGCCGGTAAGAAAGGCCAATCTCTGGCATTGGAGTTTCCGCGACCGTGACAGCGACGGCGACATCATCGCCTACCGCGTGGCAACCCCATGACCCTCAACCAAACCGCGCGCATCCTCGCCGCCACCAAGCCCGAGCCGTTCGATGGGAAGCCGCGCATGGGCGTGTACGACCGCACGGAAGCGCTGATGGGCCGCACCGCATGGACCGTCGCGGATTATCAGGCCCACGGGCGCGAGACGTTCGATGCGAAGTGGCGCGAGACGTATCCAGGCGAGCGCGAGCATTACGCCAAATCGTATGCGCGGCTTGCTTGCCCGCCTGCGAAGTACCGACTTACCGCTCAAGGGCGGGCTGATTTCAATGTTGATGGAGAGGGTTTGTGAGCGAGGCACAGTCTTTTAAAGATCTTGCGGAGGAAATTCCGTACGTTCGCAAAACCGGAAGGTACGCCTTCTTTGCTTTGTGCGCGTTCGGGGTGAGCCTCCAGGGTTTCGCTGCAGCCCTTGCCTGTGGCCTGTCGCGGGACATATCCGGGATGGTCGCAAACGCCGCATTCATCGCCGCATTTCTGGTGCTGCGCGACATGAGCCGCAATTGGGACTTGCACCTGATCGCCGTCGCCAATGCGCGCAAAGCTACGGGAAAGGCCGAAGCATGAGCGCCCCCACCGACGCAGAACCCAACGACCGCCCGTTCGCGACCATCGAGCGCTACTGGAGCGACCCAGCCTTCGCAGCCCGCCACGACGCAGAACGCGATGCATGGCGCCGCGACACCAACGTGCTGATTGACGCGGCTATTGCACGCAATCGGGCGAAGGGGGGCGGGTTGTGACGGTTACGTATCACAACGTAGAGCAAAATTCGGCGGCTTGGTACGCCGCCCGGTGCGGAATCCTGACGGCTTCCGAAATGAAGCTGATCATCACGCCCACGCTGAAAGTAGCCAGCAACGACAAGGAGCGCGCCCACCTCTACGAACTGCTCGCCCAGCGCATCAATAATTATGTCGAGCCGCACTATGAAAGCTTCGATATGGAGCGCGGCAAGTTCGATGAAGAACACGCGCGCACCAAATATTCGGACACCTGGGGCAAGGTGACCGAATGCGGCTTTATCACCAACGACCGGCTCGGCTTTCCGATTGGATATTCACCGGACGGCTTGGTTGGCGATGACGGATTGATTGAGGCCAAATCGCGCATCCAGAAATGGCAGATGCAGACGATGATCGAATGCGTTGCGGTTGGCGCGATCCCAGCGGATTTCATCATCCAGTGCCAGACCGGTCTATTCGTCGCGGAGGATCGCCAGTGGCTGGATTTTCTCAGCTACAGCGGCGGAATGCCAATGCCGGCGGTGCGGTGCTATCCTGACCCGGTGATCCATGAAGCGATCGGTAACGCCGCAATCGCGTTCGAAACCCGCCTCGCTGAAAAGCGGGAAATCTATGAAAAGCTGCTCGCGTCCGATGCGCGAATAGTCCCAACGGAAAGGTTGCTACAGCTATGACGACATTATCAGAGGCTCTTGCTCCACGCAGCGACCAGCTCAATTCCGACGACTTGATCCCCGGCCCGCGCGTGCTCAAGATCACGGGTGGCCGCATCGCCAGAGATGGCCGTCAAACCAAGATCATTCTCAGCTATGAGGGCGACGCGGGCAAGCCGTTTAAGCCCTGCAAAACGATGGGCCGCGCGATGGTTCTGGTGTGGGGCCTGACCGACGAAGGATTTGAAGAGCAGGTTAAGGGTAAGTCGATTCGCGTCTATCGCGACCCCGAAGTCACGTTCGGCGATCAAGGGCAAGTCGGTGGCATCCGCATTAGCCATATGTCGCATATCGACAAGCCGACGCAGGCTAAGTTGACCGTCTCGCAGGGCAAGAAAGCGGTGTTCGTGTTCCACCCGCTGCTGACCGAGCAACCTACCCCCGCCGACTTCACTCTAACCCACGCGCGCCTCGCAATCGCCAAAGCGGACAGCCTGCCCGATCTGGAGCGCGTCTGGAAACAGCGTTCGATGGCGCCGTATCGCGATGAACTGAAGGAGGCTCTGGACGCGCGCAAGGCCGAGCTGACACCGAACGACGGCACGCTATCCGAAACCAACCCCACCGCCGCAGAAGGCCGTCCTGACAGCGAACGCGGCGAGCAGCAGTTCAACGATGACGGCACCCCGTTCCTCGGGTGAGCAACTAATAAGCGCCGGGATACCCTCGCGCGCACGGGACCGCCGCTGTTCCCCTCCTGGCGGCGGTCCCCGAATTGGAGAATGATGATGACGCAGGTAAAACCAGAAAATGTCAGCGAAGCGCTCGCCGCTTGGGATTCTGGCCATGAAGTCGAAACCGTCGAAATGGGCGGCCTGGGCCAAGGATACGAAATGGCTATCCAAGTCACAGCGTTCGAACTGATGCGCGCAATCCGCGATGATCGCGTGCTGTCTCAGATCAACGCGAAGGTCGGAAATGACGAAGAATTTCCGCCAGAGTTTACCCGCCTTTTGGACGAACGCATACACGCGCTGGAAGATGCCCAGCCGATGGGGCTATCCGGCGCACAGGCCGGCGCGGCTAAATCTATGGCGGTCAACTTCACGCGTCACGGCTGGCAGAACGCGCGTGATAAGGTACCCGATCGGATGATATTTGTCCGCAAGCATGACCCTCTCGCGCTCTATGCTGCGGAGAAAGCGTCATGACACAGCCCCAAATCGACCCAATCGCATCATGGGCCACCGAAGCCATCGCGCATCGTCAGCGCGTGTCGGGCAAGCTTCCGTTGCAGCCGATGGATGCGCCGACGTTCTGGAGCCTGCGCAGCGTCGGGTTCGCGGTGTTCGCGGCGGTTATGGTCATCGGCGGCATTGCCATGGCGCTTGGATAATTTGGCGTATTCTTACGGATGGTCTTGACGCCAGTTGGCGTATATGCAATTCAGGGTTCGCGGCGATTGGGCCGGTGGAGATTTTGAGATGGCGGGATATACTCCGGGGCCTTGGTTTGCCATTGATCGCAGCCCCGAAAAGGGATTGGATATTCGCGGAGGATCGCACCACTATCCGATTGCTCAATGCAAAAGTTATTGGGATGGCCCCGGACCCCGCTCTGCCGAGGCCCACGCCAATCAGGATTTGATCGCCACCGCGCCGGAAATGTTCGAAATTCTCTCAGAGTTGCTGGCGAAAGACGACGCAGCGAATGATGGCGGATTTCTGTCATCAAAGCAGGCCATGAGCATTCGGGCAGTCCTCGCCAAGGCAACCAGCACTTGACCCCCCTCGCCTTCACCACCCTGCGCAAGGCATTCGGCTCACAGCGATCTGTATCGGCGCGGTTGGGCATTGGGTATCGGACGATTCAGCGGGTCGAAATGGGCCAACGCGGCGATCCGATACCCAACAAATACGAGCGGCTGATTTTGTCGCTTTTGGATGAAGCCAACCCCCACGTCAGCGGCAAGAAGGGAATTTGAAGTGACGATTGAGCCTGAATTGGTTGAGCGGATGGTGGCGTTGGTTCGCGAGATGGGCGGTAATTCGTCTATCGGGATGCCCTTCGATGAAGCCTCGGCAGTCCGATATTCAAGCACGCATTACAGTCTAGCCCGTGGGATTGTTGACGCGCTGCCCAAGCCGGTCGATCCTGACCTGATCGAGGCGCGGAAGATGGCTGCCGATGCCCACCCGCAAGTGACGACCACCAATTTCTTAGACGGTCGAGCCGATAAAGGATGTGCAGTTCAGTATCGCCTTGCGGGCATCAAGCGCGGTCGTGAACTCGCCACCGAGTCCGCATCATGATCACTCCCGACGCACGCATAGCGGAGTTGGAGCGGCTGGATGCGGCTGCGACGCCGGGGGATTGGTTTGTTGAGCCTGACATGCGCTCTGATCGCGTAGGGGATATGTGCGATAGCGAAAATGGCTATCGCGATTATTTGGCTGGCTTCAACGTCAATTCCCAAGATGCGGAAATCATTGGTATCGAGGGAATGGCAGCGAGCGATCAAGACGAAGCCAACGCCGCCCTAATCGTCGCCATGCGCAACAGCCTCCCCACGCTCCTCGCCGAACATGCCGCCATGAAGGCGCTAACCGAGCCGTTCAAAGATTTCCACGGTGACCTCCCGGATTACGATCATCCGATGCGGTGCGTATTCGAGAGCGGTATTCAATATGCCGTCGAGTTGCTGGCGAAGGAACTGGGCGTCGAGCATTGGGAAGTGTGCGACGGCACCGAGGAATTTGACGGCGATTTGGGCGGAACGATGGTCAACATCGTCTGCGTGTCCCTGCCAGAAGACGAACACGGCGACCGCATGTTCCCGCGCGATGTCCACAACGCTCTTGCCGCCATGAAGGCGCGGGTGGGGGCGTTGGAGGATGCGGTCCGCCAGTATCGCAACGATATGCAGTGGCTGCCAGAACCGGATAGCCGCGACCGCAGGATCAAGATGATCGATGCCGTGCTTGAAGGGGGTAAGTCATGATTTGTCCCGGCTGTGGTACCAAGAACACCGAACACGCATATTCACGGACGGAAAATCCGCCCTGCGCCAGTTGGCCCGCTTGCCCTCGTTGTGGCGAGGCCCATGACATAGCCGCCAAATATCGCGCTGGCCCGGAAGCCACAATTCGCGATGAACTAGGCGTTTGCTATATCTGCGCCATTCACGAGCATGAACTCCGGAAATATGAAGCTGGCAGATCTCGCAATCTGCTAATCATTGGCGGCGCGACATACACGGCTGACCCCGCGAACACCGTGGCGCTTGGTGCGCCTGATCCTCACCCACGGGCAACTATGCGCGGCATGGCCGGTCGCCGGTTCGATTTCGAGCGGCTAGACGGCTCACCCCCGAAGTCCTGCTACTCGCTCTGGTATGGCTCCGAGGTGCGACCTTGGGCGCGTGAACGGATGCCCGACAATGCCCGGTTTTTGAACGGAGCCGAGCGCGCAGATGTTGGCGGAACGACTTGCTTCAATCCGTCCGCCGCCCGCGCCCTTATCGGCACCCCGGCGAATGAGGGGGAGGGTTAACCGGTGGCGTATCGGATCGTTCCCGTCACTGGCCGCGCGGCGTTGAAGTGGATCGCGGAAACGCACCGCCACTTGCCTAAGCTGCAAGGCGCGCTTTTCGCTGTCGGCGTCGAGCGTGATGGTGAACTGGTAGGCGTGGCGACGGCGGGCAACCCAGCTCGCGTTTGGCAGGGCACGGGCCGCGTCATCATATCCAGGTGCGCGGTGAAGCCTGGCCTGCCCAAAGTCGGCGAACATGCCGCGCCAGCGTGTTCGATGCTCTATGCCGCAATCTGCCGTGCCGCGACCGAACTCGGCTACCGGGAGGCATGGACCTACACGTTGCCTGGCGAGGATGGGCGATCGATCCGAGCTGCGGGATTTACCGAGCAAGGGACAACCGGAGGCGGCGAGCATAGCCGCCCGTCTCGCCCTCGCGCGCCTGCCGTGAACGCTGCGCCTAAGGGCCGCTGGAAAAAGGATCTCCGCAAATGACCAACCACCAACCAACCCAAGCTGACCGAGCGCCGGTGACGAACCTGGACGCGCTCCGGTTTCTCGAATCCGCCTGCCGTAATTGGGACCCTATGCCGCCGCTCACTACGGACGATATCGGCGATGTGCGCGAGGAACTGCAACGCTTCCGCATTGCCGCAATCGAAGCAACTGGCGTGGCCGAGTTGCGGGAGGCTTTGGAGCGGATCGAGCAATGGGCGAGCGCCTACCCGGTTGAGGCATTTCCGGAGCCGGATTTCGACCGCGCCGACGAACTGCTGAAGGCCGGAGGTGTATCGCTCGGTGCCATATCCGCCAGCAACATGCGCCACGTTCTGTCTGGCGTCACCGGCATTGTTCGCGCCGCCCTCCAATCCCAGGAACCCCCGAAATGAGCAATGGTGAAACCCTAGATGGGCGGGCGATGCTGGCGTTGGCAGACGCTTGCGAGCGTGCAAGCGGGCCTGATCAGGAGCTAGACGAGGCTATCATGGCCGTCCTGTATCGCCGGGAAGAGCGTTATATCGGGACGCATCTCGAATACAGCAACGAATGCGTTCTCGATTGGGTTTGGGTGAACCCCGCGACTGATAAGTGGGTCTGCACGCACGCGAGCAGATTCACCCGTTCCCTTGATGACGCGATGACGTTGCTCGATCAGTACGGCGTGCTCCTGCACCTTTCCGATATAGGCGCGGATGGCCTGCCATTGGCACGCATAGGGCGACCCGATTTGCTCGATGCACCGATCTTCAACGGCATTTCGAGCGGAATTGCCAAGGATGCGACGCCGCTCAGCGGCCTGTGTCTGGCCCTATGCGCTGCCGCCCTCCGCGCCCGCGCCTCGCAAACCCCGGAGACAGGATCATGACCGACACTGACGTTGCGGCTGTGGTGGCGGGGCTGACGAAGGCGCAGCGGGCGGCTGTTCTGGCCGGTGTGCGGGTGTATCTCGACCCCAACACGATCCGCTCACTGAGGAAACGCGGGCTGGTATCGCGCATGGACCTCACCCCCCTCGGCATCCAGTGCCGGGATTATCTTATGCGGGGAGAGGGGTGATGGGGGAGGTGCTGCCGTCCGGCATGAAGCCTTGGGGGCCGGAAAGCCCCAATTACCCCGATGCTCCCTTGGATTGGGACGGCGGACCATACCTGTGCCGAGACGGCGGGATGTACCACCTGCGCGGCTACGGCTGGGGGCACGGAATGTATTGCTCCAATCCCACCTCCGATTGGGATCGCGTCGCCTACACCCCGAAGCAATCTGACCCGCCCCAACCCAAAGGAAACCCCCATGCCGACTAACGGACCCGACGCAGTAGCGGCGCGGGAGGCGGCGGTGGAAGCGGTCGCGCGGATGCTCGTAGAGCAACGAGGGTGCGGCGCTGAAACTCTGCACCAGTTCGAGCCATCGTACGAGCCATGGCCGGTTGATGAAACTCAGCAATCTACGGGGGCGGACATGCAGCCCACTACCATTTCACTCACCCGCGCATGGAGAAAGCGCGTGCCCGATGCCCAGCAAATCTACGACCTACTTGCCTCGCTGATGCCGAGATACGTCACTGACGAAGGTGACCGCGCCGCCCTCTCCCCATCCCCGACTGAGAAGGATTTGACCGATGAATCGCGTTGAGCATCTATTTACGACCGCTGCCGAGGAAGCGTGCGAAGTGGGCCAACGCATTTCCAAGGCGCTGCGTTTCGGACTTACCGAGGTTCAGCCGGGCCAGCCGCTGACCAATGCCGAGCGCATCGTGCAAGAGTTTCACGACCTCTACGCGATGCTCGATTGGTTGCAACAAGGGGGCCAGATTCCAGCGACCCTCGACCTTACGCCTGACGCGGACACAATGCTCGCCAAGCGTGAAAAGGTCGAGCGCTTCATGATGATCAGCCGCGAGCAAGGATGCATGCCATGACCACACACGATGCATCCGATAACCGCGCCGAGCTGATGGCGAGTCTGCGCGCACGCTTGGACGACATCCGCGATGAGCGGCATTTCCCGGCACATATGATGGACGCCCATGACGAAATGCTAGCCATTCTCGACGAAATCGAAGCCCTCACCGCAGCGCCACTGGCGGGGCGGGGAAAGTGCCGGACGATATTCGGCACGCGAGAAAATGAAATTGCCGCGCTGACTACTTGGGTTCGAAAGGCGATGCGGTTTATTGATCTGTGGGATTCTGGCGAGACCGATCTGCCGGAGATGAACGCAGACCAACTTACCGAGGAAGGCTATCAGCTCTTTGGAGCCGATATCTTGTTCGACCAATGGTGCTTGGCGGACTTAGAACATCGACCTCTCAACGTCTTCGCCCTCTCCCCCAACGCTGCTTGTGAAACGCGGAAGGGGGAGGCCGCTGCTGCTCTTATTGAACGGTCAACGCATATTTTCCGAAGTTACGACATGGGACAAAGTAACGTCCATGATGCGCAACTTCTTCGTGACTGTGTCGCATTTATTAAATCCCTCTCTCCCGCTGCTCCTGCATCAGTGAAGGAGCAGGGGCTGACCCCTGCCGAGTTAGGGGAATTGGGAGCTTACCGAAATGGCATCGACTACCGCGACAATTCTTTGGAGGCGGTTGAAGCCCGAAAGCGCCGCCATGCCGAGCTAGAACGCCGCGCCGCTCTGGCCAGCCGGGAGGTCGCCGTGGCTGATGAGACCACTTGGCGGCAGCGAGTGTTACGCAGTTGGCGCAGCGGAGACGTGGATACCGCTATCACGAAAATCGTGATCGCAATCGAGGCGTTGCGTAAGGACAGCCACCCGTCTGTACCAATAGCCGATGTAGTCGAGCAGGTCTTGAACCAGCGCGCCCTCGCCACCACCAAGGGGGACAGTGATGTCGGGTGAGCTTTTGCCGTGCCCGTTTTGCGGACGGGGGGACGACGCCAGCAACGCTGTTCAGGAATCTCCTATCAGCCTCGTTAATGGCAAGTGCCCGATGGGAGGGCGGCGGTATCGAGTTGAGTGCGCATGTGGGGCAAAGGCGGGCTGGCAAGAATCCCCGGATGTTGCCCGCATCGCCTGGAACACCCGCCCCACCCCCGGCATAAACGCAGGGGAAGGCATCACCCCTGTACCGCCTGTGAGCCGTGAGGATGTGCGCCGCGCCGTGGTAGCCGAGCTGGACCGCCAAGAAAGTATCGGAGCAGGAAACTTCCATACGGACCACATTACCGGCCTATGGGAAATCTGCGCGGACATTGATCCGAATGGCTTTTGCGACGCCATCCTCGCCCTGATCACCGCCTCACCCATCCCCGCTAGTGGGGCGGGGGCGGTAAGCAAAGAAGCCTTCCGCGCTGCATTCGATCAGTTGCCCTTCTATGAAGGAGAAGGGCATTCCTTTGATGATGTTTGGTCCGCCATGATCGCCGCCGCCCCCACTGGCATCACCGGCGACGTTCACGCCTTCGCCAATGGTGAGCGGGCAACCTGCAACGATTCCTTGCAGGTTGGCGACATCGACCACCATTACCTCGCGCAAGTCGATGATATCGGCGGTGTCGGGCTGGAGTTGTTTGCGGGAAATGCAAAGAAGGGTGAGGGGCCAACCTAACACATCGCCCAAACATGTAACAAATCCGCCGTTACGCGAACACGTCACATCTCGCGAATCAACCAATGCAACGCCTCAGCCTTGCGCATCTCAGCCCCATTGATCGCGACCACCTTGGCAAACGCGGCATCGTCTGCGGCCCGGATGGCAGCCTTCTGCGCCTCGGTGTACGGATGCGCAGCGTTGCGGGCCAAGACAGCCTGTGCCGCAACTTGGTACGCCGGCAGCACGGACGCCGATGCGATGGTGGCGCGATCCGGGCAGGCGGTGAGGGCCAGGAACAGCGGGAGTAGGGCGAGGGGTTTCAACATGCGGAGTCTCCTTCGGGGTTGACGTTTAGCATGGCGTTGAGGCATTGGGGAGGGGCTGCGGCGGCGTCTGGATTGGGTTTCCCCGGTCGCGACGGCGCAGTTTGTTAGCCCTTCGCACGGGCAGACGACGTAACCTTGCAGCCGAGGCGATCCGGAGCGGGTAGGCATCGACAGGAGGTGGCAATCCTCCGAGTACCGCGTAAGACCCGCCCCGGTGAACCTTCACGGGTTCTGAATTGGAAGCCGGGGCGGGTTTTGCGGGGTTAGGCTGACAGCTTCTCGCGCAGGGCGTAACCTTCCAGCGGCCAAAGCTGCTTGATGGCGTCCTCGTAGGCGAAGCGGTTACCCTTCTCGGGATCAAAGTTTTCCGGCGATGCGGGCGCCGACTTGCCGACGATGGTGAAGCCGTTGTTCATGGTCAGGATGCAGATCGTTAGCAGCTTGGCGGATTCGTGCATGGGAATACCCAGCGCGTCGCCCGCCGCCCCAGCCGTGAAATATGCCTCGGTTGCGATCTTTCCTTCCATGTCCGCAAGCGACACGCGCGGATGCGTGCTCTTGGCGGCGCTGTAATCGTCGGTAGCCTTCAAAGTTTCGCTGTTCATGTTAGCTCTCCAGCCTGTGTTCGCCGCGACAAACCCGCGCGGCTCGGGATTCCTACCAGAACACCAGCCAAACCGCCACCGCCCCGCTAGCCAGCGTTGCCAGCGCGAGGATGATGAACGCGGGGTGTTTCATGGGGTAAGCCAGCAAGCAACGCCCCACCATGCTAGCTTGCAGATGACGTGGACAGCCTGATCCTGGTTAAACGTCAACCGCCCACGACACTTGGCGTCGTCGGTCAACCAGTGGATCGTGAACTCGGCTACGGCCAACCACCATATTCCGGTGATTAGCGCGACAACCCCGGCGTGAATCATGGCGTGCGCTGCCATAGCCTGCTGCCACGGAACGCCCGGAATAGGGGCGCTCCGATTTTTGGCCTTCGCGAGAAAGTCTCCCTGCAACGGGTAGTCACACAGCGCGTGGGCGGCGAGCAGGAATATCAGCATCATCATATAAAACCTCTCACTTCTTCGCGTTCAACTCGACCGTATCGCCGTCCTGCAGGCCACCTGTGCCGCCCGTAGCGGCCTCAATCGCCGCCTTGGCATTGTCCGCCAGCTTCCCGGTGTTCTCAGCCCGCTTGGCATCCAGAGCATCCTGACCGGCCTTGTTGACGAAGTAGAAGCCAAGCGCGGTCAACGCCATGCCCGAAAGCTGGCCGACCATGTAGACGATGATGTCTTTGTTGCCGTCCGGGATCGTCTGATACACGAACAGCGGAATGAGGGCGATGAAGGCGCCAACCAGCGAAAACGCTAGCAGGTTCTTTACGCGGTCGGGGCTGTGGTCGGCGTTCACGGATAACCCTTCCACGGCAATTGCCAGTGCGGCCCATCCTTGAACGTGCGCCAATCCCCACCCCATTCGATCGACACGCCTTCATCCACCGCCGCCTGCTTCACGATAGTCGCGAGATGGTGATACAGCGGCCAATCCCATCGCACCTCGCCGCCAATCATGGGCGCCAAATCGACCGCATGGCCGTCCAGGTGGCGGGATTTCATCGTGGTCGTGGCGCGCTTGGCGAATAGCTGCTTCTGCCGGTCCAGCGTGCGCAGGCCCTCCAGCACGGTGAAGTCCAGTTTCGAGATTGCCGCCGCGCGGTGTACGACCCGGACTAGATCCGGGTGCACGCCTTCCAAGCGGGATAGCGAGCGGGTTCCGAGTTTGATTGTCATGCTAGTTGCCTTCGGCTGTGGTCGCCTGTATGCAGACAACCATGAAACACGGACATAAAACTAACGGGCCTAGCCCCACCTACAGGGTTTGGCTCTCGATGAAGCGGCGATGCAGCGACCCGAAGTGCAAAGACTTTGCGAAATACGGGGCTCGCGGTATCGCCGTATGCGACCGGTGGGATGGGTCTTTCGTGGCGTTTCTGGGGGATATGGGAGAGCGCCCTAGCTTGGGTCATTCCATAGACCGCCTTGACCCAGAAAAGGGCTACTCGCCTGATAATTGCAGATGGGCAACGTCCTTTCAGCAAGGCTCCGAGAACAAACGGAACCTGCGGGAAGTCGAGATAGATGGGGAAGTCTTCATAAGCCTTGCGGCAGCGTGCCGTATCTACGGCGTAGGACGTACTACGCTGAATGAGCGCCTGTCTCGCGGCATCCCCATTCAAGAAGCAATAACCACCCCCACGGGAAAATTGAAGAACAAGCGCCCTAAGGAAAGCTATTGGCCTAAGCACCGTAGAACCTCATAGCGTGGGGCCTAGGAGCCAGTCCTTGGCGGCGGCGAAGAATTTTTCTGGGTGCTTCACGTCAATGGCCTTTCCAGTGATTTCAGCATCTCGGCAAAGCGGGGCGGCAAATCGACCGGCTGACCTGTAGCCGCTGCGGAGAGTTGGATCTGACGCATCTGGATTACCAGCCCGCTAATCAGTTGCTGCAGCCGATTGATTTCCTCGCGCAGCCCGCGTTGCGCATCCTCGCATTCGGCGTGGCGCTTGTCGCTGGCGATGATCTGGTTTTCCAGCCGGGTAATCTCGCGCTCCCGTTGCGCCTGTTCGCGGCCCACGGAATTACTCCAGGCGTCCATGACGCTCGGAAGGCCCTTCCATAGCGCAGCCAGCAGCGAGCCTAGGATCAGCCATATTCCAACAGCCCCCGGTGTCCAGCCCTTCAACGCAACTGCGAGTATTTCATCCATCACGATTCCGCCGTTTGATGTGCTGCGCCCACCGAACGGCGATGATACCGATTGTAAAAGTCAAGAATACGACCAGCGCCATTGGCCCCTCCATTCTCGGCAACAACGTAAAGCTGCGCCGCGAATAGCGCATTTATGCAGTGAATATAGGGGACCAAGAACTCATGCAACGTCAAGTAATCCAGTGCGTGAGCAGTAACCCGGAAATAGGCCAGCATGAAAAGCTGCACCGCCCACGCTTCATCGTTACGCATCCATATCAATACCGCACAAGCACCTACCGCCAAGTCCAACAGTGGCAACCCCCATAGCGTATCCGTCAGCCACAGCAAGTTAGCCGCTGCCCATACGCACGCCAGAAGCATTGCGGCGAACAGCGGCTCCTTGGTATCGGCCTGCGCGGCGAACCAAGTTGCCACCGCGCAGGCTATGCCGAAAAGGACCGGCATCACGAACATTCAGACCGGAGTCTCGTCGTCATACTTGGGCTTCGGCGTCGGCGTCGGGCTAGGCGACGGCGATGGACTCGGCGGGGGCGCGGGCGGGATTTGGGGGTCGTCCATTGGTAGTCTCCTTCGTGGTTGAACGGTTATGCCAAAACAGCCGCCACCCACTGGCCGATGCGCTCATATTCGGTCGGCCCGTAGTGGTTGATATAATTCGCGGCACAGGCGTCTACGCTGGCGATTCCGGCGCCAAAGAACGGCTCGGCGTGCAGCATGGCAAGCGACAAGTGCGCCCCGCCGTTTGCGAGCGCGGCTTGGCGACCGGCCTGATTGTACGGCAGGTACGTCGTCCAATCGTTGCTACGCTTCAGGCCGACACCGACGACCAGGACGCTAATCCCGGCGGCGCGGAGGTATCGCACGATGAACGCCATTTGCGCTCGATATTGGGCAATTGAGGCCGATGGGTTCATGCCGTAGTTGCAGATGACAAGGTGCGGTTTCCCACCTGCTCCAGTCGCTACGCCGTCACGAACCGCCGTCAGGAACGTAGTCGCGGCTGGTGTGCCGGTGCCGTCACTGGCTACTCCGGAAACCGCTGCTGCTGCCGTAGAGCCAGCCGCCGCCCAATTGACAAGGCTCATTTGCCCTGCCGACACCAGTTTGACCGATGCGGCCTCTAACCGACTGATCGCAGCCCAAGCGAAGCCAACCTTCGTATGGACTGCGCCCGCGCCGTCATCCGCTCGGTTGAGTTGCACGGCGGTGTAGAGCGGGAATCGCGTGGTATCGTCCACAAGGGCATCGGAAAGCCCGTCGCGCAGATAGTGGAGGGAGTCGGTCGTGGGCGCGGTGCCGCGATCACGATTCACGCCATTGGGCGAGGTGTCGGGTGCCGTGCCGTTGGCGATTGCCATAAGGCTGTCGCCCATCAATGCGATGATCGGAACGACGCCAGCCCCATATAGCGCGCGCCGGAAAATACCGAGCGCCTGATCATTAAACCGCTCATCCTCGACAAGCTGCTTGGCGATGGAGCGGGGCAGGCCGGTATTGTCCAAATCCCACTGCGGAATAATGGTCAGCGACGTAGCCCCGACGCGAACGTTGGCGATAAGGAGCTGCGTCGGCGAAGTCAGCGCCGCCATGCGCTCGGTAGCGTCGGGCCTCAGGACATTTGGCGCGGTCCCGGTTATCGTCGCCGCGCCATCCTCGCCGCCGGCCAAAACCGAAACTACCTCGGTTTCAACATCGATGACGACGCGATCATAGCGCTTGGTGCCGGTCGGGGCGGTGAAGGTGAACGATGCCGGGATGCGCTTCATTTGCCCGACGCGAGACAATTGGACTTCAAACGTTGCGCCAAGGCCGTTGCTGGTCATTGCCGCGCCGACGATTCGGTCGTCGAACGTCGTGACCCGAGCGCCGCGCGTGACAAATCCCATAGCGAGGTCAACGGACGCGGTAGACGCCCCGTTGGTCCAGCCCTTCCACCGGCCAACCGTGTTGTTGGATGGGGCCGTGCCAACTTCCATCGCGCTCGCCGCCGCACCCGTGGAGGTGTAGGCGCGCAGACGCCAGATATAGATGAAGTTCGGATCTTCGCGGATTTGCTTGTTCGGCGTGAACACCGCATCGATCGGTTGGCCCGAGACGGCACCCAAAGCGGCAGGCGTCGTGTAGAAGGTGTGGAGCGTGACATCACCCGTACTGGCCGCAAACGGCACCGCATTCACCGCAGCGGAATTGGTTGGCCGGCGAATGATATCGCTGCGCAGCGTCGCGATCGTTGCGCCAAAAATGAACGTCCCGGAAAGGGCCTCGATATAAGAGCCTTCTGGCGACTGGTAGCCAGCATCCCGAGCAACCGCGAGTTCGGTGTAATTTCCGCCGCTGGTAATGGCATTGGCGCGGCGAGCGGAATTGATGCGCGTCCGGTCGGTCGCATCCTCGCGTGCGGTCAACCCATAGATCTGCACCTGAGACGATGCGGCAGCAGTTTCCAGCACGCCGGATACCGCCGCGCCGTTGACCGTGCTTTCGGTAATCGTGACGGTTGAGCCGACGCCGCCATACCCCGCAACCGTGAAGAATCCGCCAGGCGACGCGGCGTTGTAGCGGACGTTGCTCAACCCGCCGTTGGTCAGCCATTGGAAGCCGATGCGCGTGCCCGCTGGCGCGTCAACCCTCATGCCCGTCTGAGTGTAAAGGCCGGCACCCGCAATGGTCTGTGTCGGCCCTTCGTAAATCGCCTTGCGGTCGCCATCGAGAAGGATGAAGCGCCCCGTGCCCGCCGACCCGGCGTTAACGATAAGCGAGGTGAATACGCCGTCCAGTTGCGTAGCGTCTGCCGAGATATAGACGTTGGTCAGATTGGAAAAGGCGTTGTCGTAGTTCGTGCGCCCGACCGTCGCCGTCGAGATACCAACGCGGGTAAGCGACGTGCCGGTAAGCTGCTGCGCAAGGCTGACCGCCGCAATCACTGCATCCGCGTTCGGTGCCGTCCGGTAATAGGTCGCAACAGGCCCCGCCGACACGACATACCAATCGAACAACCCGCCACCCTGCGCGCTCGGGATAGCGAAATAGTCGCCAACCACCGTGTTCGCGCCGATGACAGCCGTTGCCGACGCCCCGGTCAACCCAGCCGATGCCGCGAACCCGAGCGTCGGCGCCGTCGTATAGCCGCGTCCCGCCGATTGCCACACGATCTGCGTCAGGGCACCGCCAGCTACTACAAACCGGAACGCCGCGCCACTGCCGCCACCGCCCGTTACCGTGCCGTCAAACGTGCCGTTGGTACCGCCGGTGCCGCCCGTGATAGCGGCATTGGACAGGACGCCATTCGATAGCGCGTCGGCGGTCGTGGCGAAGGTGCCCTTGTAGTTGAGGACGGAGTTGGCGGCACCGGTTGCGATTAGCGCGGCGGCTTCCGCATCGTCGGCGTCATCGGATACCTGCGCGGCGAGCGGGACAACCACATCACGCGCGGCAACCGCCTGCGCAGCCGCAGCAACAGCCGCCGCCGAAGCGGTCTGCACCATGCCTTCATCATAGCCGCGAACCGGGTCAACATCCCAAATCGTGAGCGAGCCGGTGGAGTTGGTCAGTTTGATCCGATAGGTAGTTGCCGCGTCCAGATATGCGGGCGCGAATAGCCCCACCGAATTGGAAACCAGCGGGCTTGTTCCCGGCGCAGTTTCAGCTTGGTCCGCGTAGAAGGTCATTGGCGTTGAGGTTCCGGTTGCCCAGAAATACATCTTCGCGCCACTGATCGGATCGCCGTTGCTGTCCGTTACTCGGTCAAGTGAGGGCTGGAATAGGTTAGCCATTTATGTCGTTCCCCGGTACGGTAGTTTATGGATTATCGAAGCCCGCGAAGCTGGCGCTTTTGGGCACTACTTATCGCGATTTACTGGTGGTTTCCCTCACTGGTTTTCATCGCGTCCGGTGGCAGCGGCCCTTGATGGCGTCTCAGCAATCGCGCGCTGGAGGTACTGCTGCAACCCGAGCGCATCCTGTGCGATTGCAGGATCGCGGGTGGCGACAAGGCGAAGGCGCTCGATCTGGCGTTCAATGCCACGCGGCGTAGTCTGGCGTGCGGCCTGCGCGAGCCAGCGCGACATATTAGGGGACATCAGCATACGCGCCGAGATATTGCGCACGCCGACACCACTACCCGCCACAAGGCTTGCGCCAACTGCCGCGCCGACAGGCCCGCCAAGTACAGCGCCCCCAGCCGCGCCGGCACCAGCGCTCGGCACGAAATTGCGCAGGAAATTGCCCCACTGCATCACTTGCCCCGACCGCGAGTTGTTCAACCGGGCAGCGGTGTCGCGATACGCCTCGGCCACTAGACGCAGATTGGCAATCGAGCGCGCGCCTTCCGGACCGAACAAGGTTTGCCGGGCTGGCCCGGAAATTCCGCGAACCGAGTTGATGAAGTTCGCGGGCGAGAAAGGTTCATCGGCAGAGCGTCGGCCAAACGTCTCGGCAAGGCTAGCGGCGGCATCACGTGCCTCGCCCGGCTCCAACCGTCGCCACAGACGCGCCAGCGCCGCACTATCGCCTTTCGGCCCTGCCATTGCCCGAACGTTGCGCCATGCCGTCTCAGGGCTGATTTGATCACTCTGGCGACGGCTTGCCCCGAGAACGCGCTGTACGACGTTTTTGATTTCGCTCTGGCGTTCACGGTAGAAGGTGTCGGCACGGCGGAACTCGGCAACTGCACGCGGAGCCGCTGCACCAAGGTCGCGCGTGATGTCGCGGGTAGCTGCGTCCAGAACCATGCCCATACGGCGGTCAGCGTCCGTCCCGGTCAGCCCGCGATTGCTGATATTGCCACGCAGCCCGGTGCGAATATCGCGAATGTCGCCGACACCCTTGTTGATCAGATTGCCCGCTTCATCGACGAAGTCGCCTCGCACTTCCTGCATATAGCGGATTAGCGGCGCATTCTGGTTGGCGTTGCGCGACAGATCGGCGATCTGGTTGTCGAGTGCGGCAAGCGCTTCCTGCCCGCGCACAGGCGTGTCACCAGCCAATTCCGCCGCACGGTCGTACATGCGACGCGCCCTGCCGCCACTTTCCTGGATAAAGCGCCGCGCCGCGCCTTGCACCGCAGAGCCTGCGCCAAACTCGTCCAGCGCAGTACCGCCCGCGCCGAGTTCGCCAGCGCGAGTTTCCAGCCCTTCCGAGGTGGCGGCAAGCGAGCGCCGCACAGGTCCGCCGCCACCGATTGACGATTCCAGATAGGACATCGCATCGCGGCGCGAAGGATCTACGATCGGGCGGCTGATCTGGATGCCCTCTTCGTCCGCAGCTCGTGCGATGTCGGCAGCGCGCGGCCCACCGGGAGGCGTAGGCGGGCGCCCGGCGCGGTTGACCGCAGCGCCGAGCACGCCAGCGGTTCCCCCACCGATAAGCGCACCCAATGCGCCGCCAGTCGCACGTTGCCCGATTTGGGTTGCCGCTGTGCCTTCGGGGCTTGGATCGGACGAACCGACGCCATACGCGCCGCCGAGGATAGCGCCCTCGCGAACCGCCCCGCCGCTGCGGATCGCCGTGCCAACGCGGCCTAGCGGGCTAAGCGCGCCAGCCATTTGGCCTGCAAAGCGCGAGCCTGGATTGACGCGGCTTCCCGCTTCCATGCCCGCCCGGACGCGCTGCAAATTGTCCTTGAACGTGCCACCGCTCAGCAGCGTATCGCCAGCCGCGCCAATTTCGTCGGCGAACCCAAAGGTGGCCGTGTCGCCATAGCCAGCGAGCGCCGTACCGGCCTGCCCCTCCATGCCCTGCGCCTTGATACGGGCCATCTCGACAGGGAGGTATTCGCCATAGCGCTTCTTGTCGTAAGCGTTCTGTGCAGCAGTGTCCAAAGCGCTGGCATCGGTGCCGAATACATGGTTTGGCTGCTGCACCGCTACCTTGCGGACGGCTTCCCAATTCGCATCGCTCGGGCCAGCCAAGCCAAGCGCACCGTAAAGCCGATTCACTTCCTCGCGATTGTTGGCATGGATCGCCTGCGACACCTGACCTGCAATTTCAGGGGGTACGCGCGCACCAATGATCGGCGCGGCTTCGTCACCACGCTTCAATTGTTCGTCGGCGAGCATCTTAGGGCGCCCGTTTGCGTCCAGTTCGCGGTGCTCGACGTTGGAATGGCCAGCCAGGTCGCCATCCAAATCCTTACCGCCTGCCTGCTCGTACATACGCCGATAGAGGTCTTCGGTGACCTGCAAATTGCGCTGGTACTGATCATCGCTGGAGCGCGGGTCAAGGCTGGTCAAGCTGCTCGCAAGCGCCTGAAAGTCGGAGTTGGACAGCGGGGTAAGCGGGTTCTTGCCGCCGTTCGCCTGCGCCATTTCCATGATGCGCTGCAATGCGGCTGCGTTTTTGAGCGTGTCCGTGTCGGCTTCGAAGTCATAGGCATTCTGCCCGATAATCGGGATGCCCTTTAGCGTCTGATAGCCCGACCCCGTAAAATACCCCTCCTTCGAACGATCGCGCAGACGGCGGGCAAGGCGCAGTTTGTCCAACGCCTCGACCCGAGCCGCCGCCATCATTTCCTCGGTCTTGGGGCCTTGCGCACCACTTTCCACCGGCAGGCCGGGAATCCGCTCGGCTTGGCCGTTTGGTCCCATGCGATAGCCGGTGGGCAAATCCGGCTGCTGAGACTTGGCGATATTGATGCGCGCCTGCTCTGCTGCAAGGCGGTCGCGTTCGTCTTGGATAGGGTCGCGCTGCTTTACGCCGGGGACGAAAATAGGCCCGGCCTGCGGACGCTGCTGTACTGGCGCAGGTGCTTGAGGCGCGCCAACAACCGGGTCGTTGTCCCAAGGGTTCGCGCCGGTAGGCGTAGGGGTCGGGCTGTAGGCGATCATCGGCGCTTCCCTAAAACTACGTGCCAGTGCGGGCCAGTCGCGTGCCCGCTTGGGTTCTTCACTTCGTCGCGCTTCTGAATGATGTCGTAGCCTGCATCGCGGTAACCCTGCACGTACTGCTCAAACGTCATTCCCTTGATTGGACGAGCATCAATAGCGGCGCGAGATCGATTATGCCACGAATTAGGGTTTGCCCTGCCAAGCGGGCTTTTGGGGTCGCGCTCATTATCCGTAATATGCAGGCCGGGGTAGACTGACAGAGCAGCGGCACGCCCATCTGGGATGGGGTAGGCTGCGCGCACCGCCGATGAAGGGCGCACATATTCCCGCGCTTGATCATTATGCAGCGACACTGCATACGCGTCTGCATCAGCGGGCGTGCTGAATATGCCCAAATGTCGCCCCGTGCGCCGGTATTGGGCAACGGCCTGATCATCGCTCATAAGCCGCCCGTCATCCGAAATCGTCGGGATAAGAACCTCGCCTTGGTCTGTACCAATCGAGATACTGCGCACAGTCGATATCGAGCCGTCCGCGTTTTTATGCGTTGGGCGATTATGCAAATTGATATTGCCCGGAACCACCGGCTTAGGGAAAGGTCTGCGCGCCGCTAGGGGCCGCACCTCCTTTAGTCCGTGGGACCCCGTTCGGATCAATGTAATGCGCGCCGGGCGGGAGGTTGTTATAGTCCTCCGCTCCCTTGATCTGCACCGGCTGGCCTTTTGGAGCCTGCGCAGCCGGTTGCCCACCGCCGCCCATCGACGCCTGATACGCCGCGATCGATGCAGGATCCTTGGTGTTCACCAAGCCGCCGTTGGCCGTAGGAACCCAATGCGGCTCTTGCGCCTGAATATACGCCTTCGTCTGCTCCGTTTCAGCGAGCAGTGCGTTGAACGCTTGCGGGCTGTACTGTTCATATTGCGGCGGGATATCCTGCCCGCTGGCCTCGAACTGCTGAACGGACTGTGCCCACGCGGCTGCTTTCTGCTCTTCGGGAAGTTGGCCGATCTGCCAAAGCGTCTGGCCAAGCATTGCCGTGGTCTGCTTAGCCTTCTCGCGCGTGTGTTCGTCCAGCTTCATCCACGTATCGGTATCGAAGCCGCCAAGCTGTTTCATAGCGTTGGAATCGCCGCCGATAGCAGCCGCACGAATGCCTTGCTGCTGCGTCTCAAGAGCCCTCTTTTCCTGGGCCTGACGCTGTTGCATCACGAACTGCGGATTGTACGGAGCCAGCGCGTTGAGGTTCTGCTTGCTCGGGTCAACCGCGTACGCCGAAAGCGCGCTCTTTTGCTCACGCTGCTCCCGCTGCTGGGTGCCGCGCTCCAGCCCCGCCGCGAACATCTCGCCTGCGTTGATAGGATTCGCCAAAGACCAATCGATGTTAAAAGGCATTAGCCGATCTTCCCCCAAAGCGGCGCGGTCGATTTCGTTGCGCCGCCACCGTAGGACGAACCCAGCGCGCCCGCAAATTGACCCGCTGCCCCGGCGATGCTGCCCCACATATTCGCGGTCGATTGCCCGTTCGCAAGCGCAGCATTGGCCTGCACGCCCGCAAGCGCGCTATTGTTCGCGCTCACGTTAGCGGCATAGTTCGTACCGACGCCAGCCAGTGCATTGCCCGCCGACAAGCCGACCGCTTGCTGATTGGTAAGCTGTCCGAGATAGTTGCCGAACTCAGCCGATGCGATGTTCTGCCCATAATTCAGCGCCGCCTTTTGCGCCGCGCCGGAATTGAGCAAGCCCTTGGCCGCATAGCCGCTGTTGAGCGCCTTGTAGCCCTCGCCGACGCGGAACTGGTAGCCGGTCGAGTTCTGGTAGTTCTGGAACGCCTGCTCATAGGGAGATGCAGCGCCCGCCGGCTGCTGCTGCGTGATCTGCTGCACCTGACCAGTGGGAGTCTGCGCGCCGGCCTCTTGACCGCTCGGAGCCAACCAAGTTGCCGTGGGCACCTCGTTGTAAAGCTGCGCATTGTATTCGTTCTGGTAGCCGTCCCGCGCGATGCCGCTCGCACCGTAAAACGGCTGTCCGTTCGGCCCGGCAAGAGCGTTATTGTTCGCAGGGAGCGGCGTGGCAGCGGGTTGCCCGCCAATACCCAGCAACCCGGAAAGCGCGTTGTTCGCGCCATAACCGTTCTGGATATAAGGGCTGAGAACACCCTTGTTTTGGTCGTAGATGTCGCGGGTGAGCGCGTTGTTGGAATTGGTCGCGTTCGTCGCTGCCTGAGTGGCTTGCTTGGTCGCGTTCTTTTGCGCGCTTGACGAGATAGCAGCGCCAGCGACAGTGGAGGCAGCGGCGACACCGGCAATGATCAATCCTGCTGGCATTCCGGCCTCCAATCGAACAAGTCATACGCCACCGGGCCCGCTCCCAGATCAAGGGTGTTGGTGCCCGCCGGTTTGAAGCCCGCCTTTAGCGTAAAGTTGCGCACATTAACAGCCTCGGGATGTACGCGCGTCCAAAGGTGGTCGGCGAAATTGTCGCCCATCCAATCTCGCGCCAACTCGGCAAATTCCGCTGCCCACTCGCCCCGGCCTTCGGGTAGGATGAAGGTATGAACCTCATAAGTGCGCGGGGCTGACCAGGTGAAGGCGAAACCGCCATGCTCGCCGTCAAGAAACACGTTCTGGCGCTCGGCCACAAACGCAGCGAGGTCGATTGCGGCTGAGACATCGCCGCCGACATGCGGGCGCACGCTCGGATGATTCACCAGATAATTGGCGCGCTCGGGATCAAAGGAACGCTTGAGGCCGATCATGGCTCAGCCACCAACTGCCCGGTCCCATCGTTCACGAATCGCGCCCCCCCGACCGTCACTGCGTCGAGATTAAGTGTTCCGGCCTGCAACTGGTCCGAAACCACCTGCACATCAGCCAACGCCCCCTGCACGGTAACGACTGCGTTGTTGGCGTTGCTTGCCGCCGCGCTAGCTTGTGCCGCCGCGTCGTACGCAGCCTGGATGCCCGCCACCTGATCCGCGAGGCCAGCAAAGGCCTGCTCGATCGCTTCGCAATGCCGCTGCCACCAGACTTGGAACTGAGGCGTCGGTTTTCCCTCGGGCGTGACGATCTTTTCGTGCAGCCGCAGCCGGTCGAGTTTCAGGCGCAAAGGCGTATCGGCTTGGACGTAACCCCGGACGATATTGGCGGTCTGCCCGCTGACACCGAACATGCCGGTTTCGGCATAAAGCACCCCTGCCGGCTGCGACAACGCCAGCCCGAATATGCCCGCTGCGGCGACTAGGGTATAATTGGTCATGATAGTTGCAGGATGCCATTGGCGGGGCTGAGGTCAAGCGTGAACGCTTCGGTATCGGCGAGGGTCAGCGCCGAGCCGTAATCCCAATATCCGATCAGGTTATCAGCGGCAGCGGTATCGTTGTAGAGGACGACGTAGCGGAACGGCCCGATGGGGCCACCCGCTGCCGTCACGACGACATCGCTGCCCACCAGTTTGTAAACGCCGCCGGTCTGGACAGAACTGGTGATCGTGACCGTTGGCCCGCCAGCCGTATAGCCGTTCCCCGGCGTGATTTCGGTAATATCCGCCTTCACCGCGTTCGTTTGCAACGGCGCGGTGTTGGACAGCAGCACCTTGAGCGTGTCGCTGCCGAGGTTGTGAACCTTTTCGGCCAGCGCTTCAACGAAGGGGTAAAACTTGATGAACGCCGCCATTATCTCGCCCTTCCGCCTGAATCTTCGTTGACCTTGACCGTGCTGAAGCGCCTGGGCACCGGGTCAGTGATGCGAAACTCCACCAGCATTCCGGGGTCGTC